AAGGGTCTTAAAGTTAATGCTATACCATAAGTCTTTGTTTGACTACTTGGCGCTGTACCATAACCATTTGCATTATATTGAACAGTCCAAGTGTTGATCTGCCAAGTTGCGTATAAAGTAGTTTCTGCACTAGGAGTATAAGATGCTCCGGCCGCAGTACCGCTGGTTGCAGAGCTAGAAGTTGCCCATCCCTTAAATGTATGACCAGCTCTAGTTGGAGTGGGAAGGGTTACGCTACCTTTGGTTACAGATTCGGTCCAAGTAGCGTACATTGTAGTATTAGCGCTAGGTGTAAAAGAAGCACCTGCGGCATATTTTGTTCCGCTTGTAGAGCCAGCTGCCCACTTACTAAAAGTATAACTACGAGTATTGGTTGCGGTTAATTCTGTAGTAGAACAAGTACCACCATTTGCATTAAAGGTAACTTTAAAACCAGTCTCAGTGGTGCTATTTTTAGTAATAGCAGAAGCTAGAGTTACTGCTTTTCTAGAACCAGACCAGACAGCTCTAAAAGAATTACCTTCAGTAACGTCATAGATCTTTGCGCCAGGAGAATAATTAACTCCATAGTCATCATTCCAATAAGTATGTTTATATGTATATGTAGAATTAGATGAACTTGGTGTAGATGAACCACCATTAGCATTATATGAAACAGTATATGTTGTACCTGCTACGTTTGGCAAAGCACTCATCAAAGTAGCTGTACTACCATGTGTCCATATTTGATAGTTAGGATTTGGGTCTGAGCCATGGTCACCAGCAAAATACCAGAAGAAGTGGTTAGGTGGCTCCTCTGCTTCAATAGTAAACCATTCAGACTGAGTTCTATAAGCACCATTTCTATAAACATATAAACAATATTCACCAAGAGGAATTGTACTACCAGAATTATAACGAGTGCCGGTACTACGGTTATAAAGATTGAAGGTTCTTCCATAGATATTACTATGGACTTCCCAAGTCATATATGCTGTAGTAGAACCATACGGCGCGTCCCAGTAAACTGTAAGGTCGAAACCATCGCTGGTTTCCATCTCAATATAATAAGAACCCATCAGTTACCTCCTTATTCAGCAGGCTTTAACCAGACATCTCCATCAACCCAATCGGCAGGTTGAGTAGCATTGAAAATAATCTTATTTTGTTTTCCAGCTACTTGGCTTTCTATATTTCCAATTGATTCAGTTAGCGCGCCAACCACTTCTCCTAAGGTGTCATTGCTAACGGCATTTGCAGCAACTTCAGCAACTGCGGCAATTAAATCACCAGTAGCTTTAGCATCAACAGCCATGCCTTCAGTGGAAAGGGAGGGGTCTATCTCTACAGCAGAACCGCCAGATCCACCAAGCTCAACCCATTCTCCATTTATTTTATATTTTAAAATAGCCATTTAAAGCCCTCCTTTAAACCATATTACTTGTATCAATCCATAGATCACCATTTTGAGAATTTTGAGGTTCTGTAGGAGATTCATGAATTTTCTTTTGAGCATAAGTACTTTCACTTGTATCAATCCAGAAATCACCATCAACTGCTTCAATAGGTTCGGTTAAAGAAGAAATAGCTTTGTTCTATTTTGCTTCAATCATTTCTAAAATTAAATTAAAAACTTTACCTACTACTTGAGAATCTGCTGCTGCACCTTCAATGGAAAGAGAAGAATCAATCTAAACAGTTATAAAAGGAAGGTTATTTATAAAATTTTCTCCGTCACCTATTTTTATTCTTGCTATTGAATTTTTTTCATCAGCATCATAAATAATTAGTTCTCCTTGTTTTGGAATAAAATTATTCGCATTTAGCCAATTAGTTTCTGTATCATGTTTCTGCTGAATTCGAGTATTAAAAATTTGCTCGTTCATTTTTACCTCCTTAGGACTTAAAAAAAATCGACTTCACTAATTTGAAGTCGATAATTTACAATACACCCATGGTACGGAGTGGCTATCATTTTCAAGCCTTGCAATGGAAATTATCTCTTTCAAATTTCCGCCGATATTTACTTACATATATAAAGTAAGAATCTGAAAGATTCCATATATTATTTTAAGGCGGGACTAGCTTATAGCTAGCCCCTTTATAATATTATACCTTAAAATTTATTAAAAGTCAAATTAAGACATTTTAGCATAAAGCTCACGAATAATTTTTTCCAATTCGCGCACTCTAGCTTCAAGCTTTTCATTTGCTTTAACCTGTTGAGTAAGTCTTTCATATTCCTCAGCGTCGATTTCTTCAAAGCGAACGGATCTTACAGTATCCTCAAAGGTATGAGGTGTACCATAAATATGATACACTTCATTACCATTTGAAGCCATAATTCCATTGGCCTAACGTTCATCAACGCAAATAATTCTCTTGCTCTTAGGAAGGCACTTAACAAACTTTAAGCTCTCTACAACATCAATAATTTGATTGCTCTCAATAATCTTAAACATTAGTTACCTCCTTAAATAGTGAAGAAAATTACGACATTACACTGGTTACCAGCACCGGTTGCGCCCAGATAGCCGTCATTGTCAATGCAGCAGAAGCTGTGAGAAGAACGTCTATCAGTAGAACGAGTCCAGTACATACCATCAGCCTTACGGCTGTTAGCATCGGTAAACATTACATATGGAGTACCCTGTCCTTCTAAGGTGTATGCCTTGTTGTAAGCATTTAACTCTTCAATAGAAGCGATGAAAATCTTATCCTCGGTTCTAGTCAAGCTAGGAGTAATAGGATTCAAAGATTCATCAACATAGTCATATCTACCATTATCGCTAAACTTTTCAACAGTTTTAATAACTGCCTTCAAGTCAGCAGGTAAGCTTCCATAGAACTTATCACCGTTCAACCATGCGCGAGTGTCACTTAGCGCCCAACCGCCGCCGTTCAAGGTGGCAATTCCATTCCATTCTTTACCGCCAAAGTTGAACTGACTTCTCAATTTCAACTTACCGCGGAAAGTCAAACCAGCTTTCTCGCCTGGGGCATAACCAGGAATAGAAGCAGCAAGAACATCATGATTCTTGTCGATAATCTCAAACTCAACGGTGTCTACATACTGTGCGTCGGACTAAGGATGTTTGTAGGTAATCTCAGCTACCTTCTTACCACCATAACCATAGTTGTCTAAATTACCATTAGCAACGTTGGTAGCGATATCGGTCCAACTATCTTCAATGTAACCGTCAAAGACAAATTCAGCATAGAACTTAGTAGGTCCAACAATTGGCTCGCTCAAACTTGGTGACCAAGAAGCAAACTCATAATAATCAGAAATCTCATCACCAATCTTTTTCTTGATTTGAGTTTCATCTCCATTATAAGTTGCATAGGAGCCATAGTATTCTCTAGTTTCTTGGATGCACTCTGCGCCATTGTAGAAGTAGACAGGATAATCTCTCAAGAAGCTAGTGAATTCTGCATGAACATCTAGAGGTCCATTGATTACGCTAAAATCTTCCGCCCAATGGCTATAAACATAGTTGTACTGAACATCAGAAGTTTTAGTAGGAAGAGCAATCATACCATTCTCAGTTGGATCAAGTGCTGCTTGTCCTTTCAAGATCCACTGAGTATTACGGATCTTGTTATCACCATCGATAAATTGTACTCTGTAGTAAATATCATACATAGCGATCAAGTTCTGAGGACCTTGAATGTTAGTAGGCAAGCTACTCCATTCTCTATACTCATACTTGGTATCTTCAGTAGGCTCCATGGTAGGAATTTCAATAATACCTAGCGCGACGGGGTCAATTACATTCTCACCGATAGAAGCAGCATACTTATGCAGCAAGGTATTATCCTGGTTCAGATAACGAATGAAGAACTTGGATTTACCATCAACAATAACAACCAATTCCTTGTAGAACTCATTCAATTCTTCTAGGAACTCGTCGGAGATTGCATCAATCTCAACATAACCAGTCATAACAGACTTGCCATCAACGGTATTGTTACCATTAGCATCCAGACCGCCGCACTTCTTCAACTTCTCAAAGATGGTGCGTAAATTTTCTTCACTAGATACAGACCAAGTGGTATTAACAATTCTTACACGGTCCAACTTAGGAGTATTTAGCAACAGTTCTTCAATAGGTAGGTTAGGAGTATCATCAATCCATAAGGTATTGATCAAATCATAACTTGCCATAGAGAAGTTCTCAATATTATGCTGATTTCTAATAGTGAAGTTGGTGAAAGTTCCAGGTAATTCCAAAGTCTCTAAGTGACCACCAACAGGGAAGGTGATACTATTCAGCGCAGAACCTCTAGCCTTAACGGTTTCAAGATTGTAGCACTGAGACAAGTCAATAGGGTTAACCAGGTTAATACAATTTTCAACATTCAAATAAGAAATCAAACGGTTGTTACCTAGCTCAACTGCAGTCAGTTTGTGGTTTTCATAACCTTCTGCGCTACTACCAAGAATTAATTCTTGCAGTTTAGTTGCAGATGCAAACTTAACAGTATCAGCCTTATACTGGCTTAGGTCGCCGAAGCTAGACATACGGTCTGCAGAACGTAAGAAGATTTCAGTATCAGATGCAGTATCCAGAGGACACTCTAATACATTTTCTACATTGCGCTTACTACGCTGAGAAACGGGATAACTATCAGTATAGTCGACACGAGGCCATAAGTGCTGGAAAGGAGTAACAGTCATATCGCCAGGCGCATAAGCACGGAAGAATGCGCTGTACTCTTCACTATCACCACATTGATACTTGGAGTCACGATACTTAAAGGCATTGAACAACCATGCAAGACGCTGCGCGGACTTATCGCCCTGGCACATCTCAAAGTATTCTTCACCTTCGGTTAAGTAAATATCCAAATACTTAACCTTTGCGTCCTCATTCCAAATAGCTTCTGGCCAAGTAGTCTGGTGGTCGCTCATCTTCTTAGAGATATACTCAAAGGAGAAGGGGATATCTTCACGTCTACGAAGCTCATCATACATTTCGAAGCGGCGAGCCTGGAATGCATCACGAACATTATGCCATAGCGCGCTATCCTAACCGGTGAATACGTTTTCGTTATTTACCTTGTCGGTATCTTCAATATCGTATTCGAAGACCAGGTCACCTTCGTTATTGATACCAATAGCAGTATCGAAGTCATAAGGAATTGGGAACCAGTGTTCGCCATCAAAGGTGGTTAAGAACATATTCTTTGCACGAGAGTCCATTAAGTGGAAGGTTTCGGTAAAGATATAATAGAAAACGAAAGTATCAACAAAACCATAGTTATGGAATTCATTCTTAAACTTGGCTAAGCGATATTCTGGAGTATCTCTATAATGTTCTACACCATCATAAGTTACGGGAGCTTCTAACATTAAGTTAGTAGCCAATTCTCTATTGGTGGAAACAATGAAATCACAGAAGCGCTTAAACTGTGTGTAATCTCTGTAAGGATCATCCAAATCGGGGAAACGAGCCTCGAAGTCGGACATCCAAGCAGGAACCATAGCATCTTCTTCTTTATCATATACCTCTTCAGTCCATTCAGACTTTTTGAACAAGGTTCTATCAGAAGTATTATTGGAGAATTCCCAACATTCAGTATTAGGCCACTTATCGCGGTCAAAACCAAAGACATTTTCATTGCTCTTATCATTGTTCATGTTATACTGACCGTTGAATTTAATTTCACCGGTAGCAGTGTTTTCCCAGAATACAACTATTGGGCGACCAGCAATACCAGTACGAACTCTTGGATCTTCTTCCTGCGCAGGAGTCAAGAAGTAATCTCTAACAAGTTCATCATAGTAGTCAACCAACATAACGTTGTTTGCCTGCTCAGAAGAAGCATAGTCAGCCTTCAAACATAGACACTTAGAAATCAAATCGCCTTCTCTAATTGGGAAGCCATCAGCATGAGTGCCATCTGCATAATCAATACCACTACCGAACTTAACTTTAAAGTTCTTGATAGGATAACCAGCGGAAGAGGTACCCTGAACGTCAAACTGACAATCAGTTGCGGTAAAATTACGTTCTGGATGTAATCTATCAACAAAGTAGACAGATTTCTTTTTCTTCTTATCACCCTTATATTGAGGCAGTTCTTCACACTGCATAACTAAATAAGGAATAGAAGGAGGTAAAGAACCAATGGTTAAATTACCAGAAATATCGTAAATATCGTTACGTTCCTTAACAGCAATACGTTCAGCAATAGTAGAACGGTCACAAATAAAGTTGTTTAACTGTTCATCATCGCTCAAATTTCTTCCATAGAAACGAAGCTTATACAGATCTAAACCACAATCATCAGAACCGAAAGTAATATTCTGAGGTTCAGCCTGCTTAAAGTTATCATTCTCTTTATACTGGTCAACGCCACAAAGAATACCATTTACATATAGTTTAATGAATCTATTCAGAGTTTGAGGTTCAATAGTAATAGTGATTCTAACTCTTTCATCATCTTTAAACATGGTAATGATTTCTTCAGACTGCTCAGACTTAAATACCATAGACTGCGCCTTAACCACAAAACCACGACCCTCATGCATACAGCTAATAACTGTTGCATCATAGTCCTTAACGTTGTGAGTACCCATTTCAATTTCAATGGTATAGCCAGTGGTACGTTTGTCAGTTGCAAAGGGCTGGAAAGGAATGGTCATCTTGTTCTTAGGCAAGAATCTCAAAACAGTCTCACCAGAATCAGACTCAACCCAACCGTCAGCTACAGACCAAGCAAAACGCTCGAATTCTGCTTCGATGTCACCATATGCCCAGTATTCGGGATTAGCTTCATCATTACTACGACCGCGCGCATCAAACTCAAGTAACAAGTTGGAAGCGACTGGGACTAAATCGAAAGTAGACTTCTCAATAGTCATGGGGAATTTCTTCACAGCATTTTCACCAGAATCAGATTTGGCAGTGATTTCAAAAACGATTTCGCCTGCAGGATAATCCTGTTGAATCCAGTTCTTTACAGACTGATCGACGTAAAGAGTTTTCTCGAAATAAACTTCGTCATTTTCGTCATAAATCCTTAAAGTAACTTCAGAAGTTTCATTTAAAGGATTGTAAACTAGATAAGGAATGTTAATAACGTCGCCTTGCGCAGATTCTTTCTGAGTGAAATCAGATAGAATGAAAGTATTAACCATCTGGTCATTGACAAACATCATACCAATAGTTAATGTATTACTTGGGATATACATATTATTGACTTCCATATCTGCATAAACCTGGAAGATATGATCACCAGCTTCTTGCATAGGAATCTTGTAGGTATGTGCCAACTTGTTAGTATTAGTTAAAACTTCAGAATCAATTTCCTCTCCATCCATTAAATAGTGAATGGTCTTTTCACCAGAACCAACGATAACAAAAGCAAAATCAACATCACTGCTGTAAATATCCATAGCCTTGAAGTTAGTAGTCAACTGCAAGTTAACAATCTCAATCTGATAGTTCAAAGGCTTGGTTTTGTTCTCAGAGTTTTCTACAATCAATTGAACATTGTTTTCACCAAGAACCAGATGTTTGCTGATTTCAAGAGTGTTCACGCCTTGTGGGATAGCAATGGTGGCCTTCTTAACATCATTAACAATCAAAGTACCGATACCAGGACCATCAGTCAAGCCTTCTGCATCAACAGAAGAATATCTAAACTTTAATTCAACGATGTCGCCTTCGCGTACTGCAAAGATACGAGAATCAAGAGTGTTCTGTAAAGTAATCACAAAGCCATCTTCAGCGGAAACGTTACCTTGACCTAATTGTTCATAAACATTCTTGACGTCATTCCACATATATAAAAGTTGTGTAGAATTAATTTTATAAAGAATATCGTTTTCACCTTCTTCGGGAAGGTCGCCAAAATTCTCTACAACAACCACACTAGTCTTAGCTTCGGTAACGCTTTCAATGGCAGTATAAGTACCAGTAGAAATGTTCCAAGTATAAACTTTTTCATCAGCTAAAACTTTATATAGCATATCAGATTCACCAATTACAGGTAAATCATCAACGGTATCGACAACCTCAATGCCGCCCTTTACCTCTACGGTAGGAGGAACAACAGGTTCATCTGGGTTTTCGGGATTTTCGGGAGTAACTACTTCTGGCATTAATGGCGCGAAAGCACCGGTTAAAGTGTTCCAGAAGTGGAAGGTCTGGTCAGGCAACTTATACAAGAAGTTTTCTACACCAACCTCAGGCAACTCATCACAGATTACAATATTATCGGTATTAGTGTCAACAAACTCTGGAATTTCTGGATATTCTGGAATTTCAATCTCAGGTACCAGATCTACAAATACAGAATTTACACTATCCCAATAATACATTTTTTGAGTTGCATTTACCTTATAGAAGTAAATGTCTTCACCTACTTCGGGTAACTCATCAACTAATACTACATTATTAGTATCAACAAAATCTGGAATTTCAGGAATTTCAGGATATTCTGGAATCTCGACATTCAAACAAATAAAAGAATTGTTAATACTATCCCAGTAGTATAGCTTCTGAGTAGAGGCGACTTTGTATAAATACAAATCTTCGCCAACGTTAGGCAACTCTTCAACAACCATCATATTATTGGTATCATTGTCAACAGAGCCATCTCCTGGAACTTCTGGAATCTCAGGGATTTCAACGTTCAGACAGGTAAAGGCGCCATCTACACTATTCCAATAATAAATTTTCTGGTCAGAGGAGAGTTTGTAAAAAGATTGTTCACTACCAACTTCGGGTAATTCGTCAACAACCTCGATTGCATTATAAATTAAGGTGGTACCTACGCCGCCAGCAATGTAAGGTAAATCATTCCAGCTCAAGATTCCATTACCAATCTTCAGCTTAAAACTATCTAACTCAACACCAGGTTCACCAGATAGCAGAATTGGATTTACACTTTCCCATTCTGAGGCAAGAGCACGTCTTAATTTAATATTGGCATTTAAACCGTTACTCATTTTAAGCCTCCTTTATTGAAAAAGCCCGCCCAACTTTAGGGCGGGCCTTTAAATCAATATTAAACGTTTACAGAAGAGCTACCGCAGTTAAATACCACGTAGGTATTAGCAGTTTCCTTCAGGTCCTTGATATCGCCACTGAAGGCAACATCAGCCAACTGTACTTCATCAATAGAAGTGATAGCGCCGTCAACCTGGGTTACACCAGTCATAACGTGCTTAACAGAGGAAACGTCCTTGTCGTTGTCCAGGTCGGCAAGAGCAGCAGCCACGCCGGCCATAGTAGCAACATTAACACGCTTGTCAGTAATCTTGTGACCAGCAACATCAATGTCAGCAATAACAGTTACTTCACGATCAGAAGGAGCTGCAACAGTGCCTTCTTCAAGCTCTAGGTCAGGAATTACGGGCAGATCAGCACGAGTAACCTCGATCTTACCATCAACCTGCTTTACGCTAGCAACGTACTGGCCTTCTACAGCAGCATCGTCTTGGTCAAGAGCAGCCACAGCCTTAGCAGCTTCTTCTGCACCAACTTCGCGCATAGACTTGCCAGCATCTTCACCATTGATAACAGCGATAGCTTCGGTGTTAGCCTTAACCTGCTTGGGCAGATCGCCTTCTTCGCCAAGAGCGTCTTCAATGGCGCCAATGCGATCTTCCAAACCAGTAACCTGGCTCTGTGCAATCTGAATCTTTACAGGAGTAACATGAATAACACCATCGGTTTCACCGATAACACTTAGAGTGCTATCTGCGCCAACAGCGATGTCAGGAACATCTAGAGCAGCAATCAGTTTGCCAGCTAGAGTTTCATCACCCAACTGAACCCACTTAGTGCCATCATATACATATTCAATAGTGTTGTAGATAACTACATCACCAGATTCAGCAACATAATCAGGCTTGTTATCAATAGTAACCTTATCATTTACAGGGTCAGTAGTAGAAACACCTGCAAAGTGCATAGCGCCATTTAGGTCAGCAACCGCATCGGTAACATCCTTCATGGTAGCAGCCTTGTTGGAGGTTGCATTATAAGCAGATTCGAAGACTAGGTCGCGCTTCTCAGCAGAGATAACACCATCCTGCTCGGAAATGGTACCAACAAAGGATACAATCTGACCCTCAGCTTCACCTGTAACATAGCCGTTGTAGTCTAGAGCGGCAATAGCATCGTCAGTGTGCTTGTTAGCAGCTTCCAAGTTGTTATCGCTATGCTCCTTAGCAGCAGCCAAGTTAGCATCGCTATGAGCATTAGCATCAACCAGAGCCTGAGCAGCAGAGCCATAAGCATCATAGGTCTCAGGTGCAATAGAGCCAGATAGCTCAGTGATAACACCATCAACTTCTTTGATATGTAGAGCCAAACCATCAGCGCCAGCAGTCTGATTGATTTCAGCATCCAAGCCAGCAATTGCGTCAGTAATCATATCAGCAATGGAGCCTTCACCTTCACCAGCCAGCTCTTCCAGCTTTTGTTCAGCAACCTTTAGACGAGCGTTTGCATGGGTTAGGTCAATATAAACAGGAGTATTGAAAGACTTGAACTCACTATCAGCCAAATCCTTATACTTCAGTTCGAACTTAAAGCCCTCAGAATTCTCTACTTCAACGATAGTATACTGAGTGTTAGTATCAATATCGGAAATATCTTCAACAAATTCCTTCAAGTTCAGGATTTCGTTAGCATCATAAGAAGGCTTCTGTGTTGCCTTAGCCCAGTCATAAACGTCAGCAGCTAGAGCGCTCACGAACTTTAAATCATTGTAATGCGCAGAGCCATCGCCAACCTTCATAACAACATTAGGCAGATCCTGCATTTCTCTAGAATCCTTAGTAGGAACAGAAGTGCCAGAAGGAATAGTAGCAATAGCAACTTCACCAGCCAACAGAACGGGGTTATTAGCAGTCCAGTTTGCATAACTGTCATACTTTAGCATAATACGAGTCTGTAGCTCATTAGATTTTGTATAAGCCATTATATCTTTACCTCACATAAAAAATTATAGACTAGAATTACCACAAGTTAAATGAATTTCTTCACCTGGGGTTTGCACTAGTTTATTAACATTTACCTCTCTAATAATTAAAGCTTGCTCTTCATTAAAACTAATTTCCTTAGAGAGTTTTACTAAACCGGGAATACTACCGGTTGCTAGTGGTAATTGAACTGTTTTATTAATAACAGGCAAACATTTACCACTATTAGCTAAACAGATTTGCTCAATAACGTTTTCTTGAGCTGCTGGGTCCATATTAGCTAGCTTGTTTTTCTCCTCTGGACTCATTAAAGTCCAAGGAATTTTTTCTCCATCAACTTCGCTGTAAACCATATCAACTTTTTGATTTACAATTTCTGCCAATGACTCAATTTTTGAATCTAGTTCTGCTGCCTAAAGTTTACTCCAAGTTAGCTGTCCATTAGAATCTTTTATTGGAGTCATACCAACTTCAGCTTCCTAGAAACCAAGCAAAGTTAAAATATTGCTTTCATTAATTGTAAAAGCATTTTCATCTACAGATGTTATAGATGAATCAGACATCGCTCCAACATAAGGTAAATTCTCCCAAGTGGAAACTCCATCACCAACCTTCAGTTTTGGTGCGCCAATATCTGGAAATTCAACTCCAACTTCACCTTTTAATAGAACTGCTGAACTATTAATTTGCCAATTAGCTGTAGAGTCATTACGCAAAGTAATTCTGGTAATCAGAGCCACTTGCAGACACCTCCATTAATATGGGCCAAAAGCATTGCCGCCATCAATATAATCAATGGTTTCGTTATTAGCGTCAGCTGGTCCTATGATAACATAAACCGCTTCTGCGTCATCCCAACAATAAAGTAGATCCTCATCGTTAGCCTTGTACAGATAATTTACATTACCAACTGAAGGGAAGTCATTGTGTGAAGCATAACTAATAATATTATGCTCTCCAATGTAAGGTAGGTCCTTCCAATTACTAGAACCGTCACCGATTTTTACCTTGTGAGTGTCTAACTCATAGCCTGGTTCGCCTGCAGCTAGTAGAGGGTTATTTTTTAACCAGGTTGCGCTCGCACCTCTACGTAGCTAATAAGTAATCTTAACTACTTCAGCCATTAGACTTCTTCACCTCCATCATATATAACGTGCTTGACGTCCTCAAAATTAGTTTCTGGTCTTGCTCGCTTGATAATTTTAAACTATCTACGACCTACGACCCAAGTACTTCCCTTAGAGCCCGTGCAAGCAACTGCCATAATGGGAAGGCTTTCTTGTAAAAGATAGTCTGGAATTTTGGCTTTGTTATCTTCCAATGGAATTTCAGGCCCTTTATCATTTTCATTGTTATAAAATTGAATAAAAGTAATTTGAGAATCTGAATCACTCAAAGAAACATTCACATATCTCTCTGTTTCCCATTGAAAAAGTTCTTTTTCAATCCATAATTTCATTCCTACCTCTCTTTATGTTTCCATACCACCATCATAAAAAACATCAACAACGCCGTCATAGTCTATATCTCCGCCAGAGAAAGACTCGTTGCCGCCGTCGTAAGCAATTACTTTTTGATTATCTGGATTGTTAGGACAATCTGGATGATCACAACTGCTATTGGTACGAATTAATTCTTCCAACATTGCAATTAGAATTGCTTTATTAGTATTATGAGGCGTATGCAGAACATAACGTACAATTCTTTCTATTGTCATTTTATTCCCTCCTGCCATTACGCTAAATAAAAGTAGAGAGATTGAAATAAGGTTCTACTTTTTTGTGGTGATAAAATGAGCAAATATGAAGATAGTATTATTTCTGTTTTGAAAAAAGATAGAATTAAATTTTATAGAGAAAAAACTTTCTCAGATTTAAAACATGGTCTATTTCGTTTTGATTTTTATATTTTTGATTTACATGGCGCGCCAGCTATAATCGAAGTTGATGGTGAATAGCATTTCAAACCAGTCTATGGACGCCAAGCCTTTTTAAAAGGATAGGAACACGATAGGCGAAAAAATTCTTATTGTTTGGCAAATTAGATTCCTCTTTACAGAATACCATATTGGGAAATCAAAAATATAAAATCCTCTTCTGATATTTTTATTGATAAATTTTTGGTTAAAAACCGTTGGCATAATGACCATTTATGCACTCCGCACTAATTTAATGCAGTGAATGCCGTATAATACGACTTATAAACATTGGAGGTGCTGTGAAATGTTTTTTGGTTTAACCATCGGAGAAATAGTTGACTATATTATCCTTGGCGGAGCTTTAGTTGGTGCGATTTATAAAATTTATGAATTTTTTGCCAAACCTACTTCTAAAATTAAGTAGCACGCAATCAATAAAGAAAGGGAAAGAATTGGCGCCGTATTAGATGAAAAGCTTGAAGAAAAGCTGCCAGCGATTTTATATAATCATGATTTAGAAACTCGAGATAAGTACAAAAGTGATAGATAGAACTATCTGAATGAAATTAAGGCTGAAGTAATCAAAGAAGTTGGAAATGATATATAGGCTAATTCTGATATTATTGACGCTTTAGTTGTTAGTGCAAAAGACGTTCTACGTGAAAAAATTATGGCAATCTACCACAAAAATAAATACAATCGTACATTAACTGAGTATGAGCGCGAGGCACTAAATCAATACTATATTGACTATAAAGCTCTAAAAGGAAATAGCTACATAGATAAACGCTATAATAGAATGGATAAATGGCGTGTTATCTATGATGATGATCCTTATGATGATGACGAAGAATAAAAATGCTCCCGTAGGAAAACCTACGGGAGTTTTCTTATACAGTTAGAAGCTTTTCCATAGTTTGAGAACCAACAATGCCGTCTGCGTCAATCTTAGTTTTCTTTTGGAAATCAACTACAGCATTGTAAGTAAGAGTATCGAACTCGCCACTGGTTTCAATTTTATAACCGCGAATTTTCAATAGCTCTTGCAGAATTTGAACATCTCTACCTCTATCACCTTTCTGTAAATATAATAACTTTACAATATATTTACTAGATGATTTGTGGTAAGTGCTTGGTTTTGTGGGCTGTGGAGTTGGGGTAGGTGTTGTAGGAGTGCTAGGTGTAGGAGTTACAGGGGTGCCACCAAAAGTGGTGCGTGGTTGTTCACTCTGGCCATACCAGAAAGATTTTGTAGTTCTAGTGTCAATATGAGTGAAATAACCGTCTTTTGAAGTTTCGTATAAACCGATGCCCAAAATGCCAATTGATTCAGCATACTTAGCGACTTCTCTAGAAGAAACACCTTGGACAACAATATCAGCTGCTCTACCCTGCATATGATAAGACTTTGTGGCGCCGCCAACTCTTCTGTTGTGAACTTCACATCTATAAGGAGAAGTGATGGTTACTGGTTTGCCAAAGTGGTCTCTGATTTGCTGAACGTATTCAACTAATTTCTCATCAATGATAGTAGTAGAACAACATCCACTACCATGGCAATCAAACTCTTTATACTGGAAGTTCTTAGCAATTTTATCAGAACGTCCTTTTTTAAATTCAATCATTCCTTTTACCTCCGATTTATTACTCGAAGCACCAAGTGCATATCTGTCATAATAAGTTTGGCTATATCTGGCGCGAGTTGCTTGGGTTGATGCGCCCATATTGGCTGGTCTTTCAAAATTTAAAAGTACCGCATTTGATGCTTCTAATACAGAAGTGGCTCTTTTAAGAACATTGTAAACTGAATTGGTGTAAGATTCTTTTAATTCTTTAACAAGAAAACAAAGTTGCATATCTAAATCACCAATTGATTTATTATTTTGTCGTGCAAAATTTAGAAGATTTTGTTTACGAGTCCAATAAGTCCATTGTGCCAAACCATAACCAACTGCGTCTTTTGCGAAATTTGTATAGGTACCATTGTCAACTGCGCGAGTATATGACTCATCATTATATCCGAGCTTGGACTGATATTGGTCTTCCATATTATTTGGCCGCAATCCTGATTCAGCAAGCAAATTGCCCATTAAACCAGCAACACCAAAATCGTTAAATCCTTCGGCTTTTAGGAAATCCCAAATTCTTTTTTCCATTCAATCACCTCTGCATGAAAGTAGCGATTCGTATAAAATAATTAAAAAATTTGATTTTTATTCTTTTTTATAATATAATATTTATATAATAAAATAGGAGACGTATAATTTAAATGTAGATTTTATTAGCAATTATTCTTTTAATTTATGTACTTACTATATTATATTATTGGAAACATAGTAAAAAGATATGGGAATAGTATTTAGAAAAGAAGAAAGATGAAGTTGAAAAAGAAATTTCCGAGCGTATCGCTTATCGAGATGGTCTTGAATATGTAATTGAATCTCAAGAAAAAAATGTTAAAATATTGGAAGACTGCCTAAGACAAGGTGAGCATCAAAAAGAACTACTCTTTAAACAGCTAGAAGATTATGAAAAACAACAAATGGAATATATAAACCATCATGTTGAAGTCATAAAAGAAATCAAAACCAATGAGGCTCTAAATCAATTGGAAGAAGAGCGTGAACAAGCTGAAGCAGAATTTGAATGTATAAGAAAAGCTAAATAGAATGAGATTGATGCACTCTCTGCTCAGATTGAATCTTTCCGATTAAAACAGGATGCTATAAGTCAAGAAATACTTAGACGGCGCGAATTAGAAGAAAAAGCAGACTTCTATCGAGTTTGTTTATCTGATGAAGCCATCACTGATATAACTGAATTACAGATAGTAAGACAAAAGTTGAAAAAACCAGAAATTCTTGATAAAATAATTTATGATACTTATGTAGCTAAACCAGTTCTTGAGATGATAAAAAGAGTTTTATAGAACTCCACTTGTTCAGGTATCTATAAAATTACTTGTCAAGAAACAAAAGAGATTTATATTGGTAAATCAACTGATATAAAAAATAGATGGCAACAGCACTGCAAAACCGCATTTAATTGCGGTACTATTGCTTCTTCTTTACTACATAGAAAAATGCAACAATATGGTATCGAAAATTTTACTTTTGAATTATTAGAAGTTGTTCCAAAAGACAAATTAAGTGAACGAGAAAAATTTTATATAGACTTTTATAAAACTAAGGAGACTGGATTAAATGAACGAAATGGTTGAATTAACTGAACAGCAACGCGCAATCGTTGAAGCAACCGAACCTAGAATTGTTGTTGTTGCTACGGCTGCTGCAGGTAAAACAAGATGTATTACAGAACGAGTAAGATGGCTTCTGAAACAGGGCATCCCTGGAGAAGAGATTGCTACTATCACTTTTACAAATGCAGCGGCTGAAGAGATTTCTGAAAGATTAGGTAATCCCAAGGGCGTGTTTATTGGTACTATTCATTCTCTTGCAAACACTTATCTGAGAATTGGAGGCGTTGATACCTCTAAGGTCTTGAATGACGAAAAATTTGATGACTTATTTAAGCTCATCAAAAAGAATCCTGAATGTGTTCAGCATGTAACTCATTTGATTGTGGATGAGGCACAAGATTCTAATCCTCGTCAGTTTGAGTTTCTATTAGACATGATTGCTCCTGATAATTATATGCTGATGGGTGATCATCGTCAGTCTATTTATAGATTTAATGGCGCGACCCCAGAATATATTCTAAATCTAATGGAAAGCCCTGAAGTTACTACTTATGAACTAACCGAGAATTATCGTAATGCTCCAGAAATTTTGCAGTATGCTAAAAATGGTATTCGCACGCTAGGTAAGGATTATGAAGATTATTCCACTCCCATGAGCAAATTCCATGGTAGAGTTGTTGATGTTCCTTATTCTGGTGAAGGTATTGTAACTACAATTGAACGCTATGTTAATCGTGGTGATTGTGATTACAAGGATTGGTTTATTTTAACTCGAACTAATGCTGAGTTAGATGCAATCATGCAAGTATTAAATCGTCATAAAATTCCTGCCGATACCTTCAAGCGTGCACAGCTTGATAATAAGGGATTAAAAGAAAAAATGCGTGAAAATACTGTTAAAGTTTTAACTATTCACACAGCAAAAGGACTTGAAGCAGATAATGTTGTTGTTATTGGCGCCCGCTACAGAGACATTGAAGAAAAATGTGTTAATTACGTTGCGGCAACCCGTGCAAGAAAACTATTGGTTTGGGCGTATAAAACCAATAGCCGTAAACCTAAGACTGAATATTGGGGTGGTTAAATGACTGCTAATTTTCGCAAGCGCTACGACCAGATGATGAATGGTGGAGTAGCAGATTTTACCGAACATGAAGTTTTTGACTTCTTAATGCACATGGATTATTTTCATATTAATACTTTAAAGGTTCAATCCTGCAATGAAAAGTCAGATGAAGTAACAAAATGGTTTACTTGTAAAGTTGACCTTGAGACTGTTAGATTATATAGAAAAGAAAAAAGAAGCGAAATGAGGATTGTCTAATTTGACAATCCTCAAATTTTGTGTTATAATAAAAGAAAATGAAAGGAGTTTCCGTATGTATTTATTGCCAACTGGTAAAGAGCTTACTGAATTATACAGCCGCATAAGTCCAAGACAAATGTTTCTGCGGGCTGCGCGAGCGGCAATAAATGAAGCTACGAGATTCGATGAAGCTATGCCTTATTTTGATGATATTGAAGATGACATCATAAATATGCGGCGCGACATCAATGGAAATCGCGCACCTTGGTATCTGTCTGATTATTCCAGAGGAACTGATTCTGTTAGATATAGAGGTAAAAGTTTTGAAATTGTTCCTGTTGAGCAGCCAAACTTCCCGGATGGACCCGGGGTTGAGCACGCATCAAGTTGGGATGAGATATAAAGGAGAAAAGAAATGGTAGAATATAATGCTCAATCAATTGAAACGCTTTCTTTTAGAGATGCCATTCGTACCAGAGTGGCTATGTATATGGGTAGCGCCGATAACATGGGCGTTCTCCAATGCCTAAGAGAAATTATTACCAACTCCATTGATGAAGCAACAATGGGTTTTGGTAAGAAAATCACCGTAGAGTTATTTAAAAACAACTGTGTGCGTATTATGGATGAAGGTCGTGGTTGCCCCTTCGGTAAGCGTGAAGATGGCACCGAAGCTCTCGAAGCTATTTACACTATGGCGCACTCTGGTGCAAAATTTAACGATAAAGTATTTCAGAATGTCGCTGGTATGAATGGTATTGGCGCGAAAGGCGTAGCTTTATCTTCTGATTATTTTAAGGTTGTTAGTTATCGTGATGGCAAGTTTGCCAAAATGGAATTGCGCAAAGGTATTATAGAAGATTATGAAGAAGGTAAACAGTTGAGTGGTAACATTACTGGCACTGTTGTTGAGTTTATTCCCTCTCCCGAAGTTTATAATCTTGAACCTATTAAGATTAACTTTGAGGATGTAAAGAAAATGTGCCGTGATTGGTCTTACTTATCCAAGGGTATTAGTTTTATCTTAAAAGACCATACTACTGGCGAAAGTGTAACTTACCTATCTAAAAATGGTATGTTAGACTTTATGAAAGAAAATGCCGATAAAGCTCTTCATAAAACCCCTTTACATATTATATTATCTGAGAATGGCATTGAAGCCGAAATCGTTATGGAATGGACCAACAGTCGTTCTGAAACTTGGCACGTTTTTACCAATGGTCTAGAAAATTCTGAGGGCGGCACCAGCTTAACAGGTATCAAAACCGCACTAACCAACTTCTTTAAAAAGAAGCTAAAAGGTGATGGAAGTCCCGATGTTTTACGTAAAGGTTTATTCTATGCTGTAAGCTGTAAAGTCCCCAATCCTTCTTTCGCAAACCAGACCAAGACTAAGGTTAATAATCCCGAACTAAGAGGACTTTGCCAGCGCGCTACCACTCAGATGCTGGAAGAATTTGAATATCGTCATGGTGATGAATTCCAGAAGATTCTTGAGCTATTGACCAAAGAGCTGAAAGCCGAGGCAGCAGCAGAACGCGCCCGTAAGCAGGTACTTGAAGCTGTTAAGGATGTTGAAAAAAACCAAAAGAAAAAGGTATTTGCGTCTGATAAACTGAAGGATGCAGAATTCCTTGGCGAGAATTCTATTCTTCTTATTGCTGAGGGTGATTCTGCTATGGGTGGTCTAGCACAGGGTCGTGATTATACTCGCTATGGTATCATGGCAATTCGTGGTAAAATCATTAATGCTCTATCCAACCCCGATGAAAAAGTTTATGAGAATGAAGAGATTAAACTACTTCTAAGCGCCATGAACATTATTCCTGGTAAATATGATGCGAAGAAATTGCGTTATGGCAAGTTAGCTATCTGCACTGACGCTGACTCTGATGGTTATCATATTGGTTTATTGATTATGGCTG